ATCTTTATGCTTACCAATCCATAAAGGAATAACTACGTTTCTATATACGGTATTATTTTTATCATCGATAAAATCTATCTCTTTAAAACTGTCTGTATGTATACCATAAGGGGAAGTGGTTATAAAGAAGTTGCCACCTAAGAACTCTCCGCTTATACTTAATTTCTTTTTAATTAATTCATAAGCTTCTTTAACAGACTGTCCTTGAATAAAGACATTACCATAACGATTATACCTAGCACCTCCATACTTAAAAGCTAAATCAAACAAAGTGTTTAATTCATACTCTGAAAAAACTTTAGTGTGACATTTTGCCGGAGCAACATTCTGTAAAAGTGTTCGCTTATCTAATATCATTACCTTATATTTATACACAAAAAAAGGGAGACCGAAGCCTCCCTTTTGCGTTTTTTTCGTATAAGCTATTACACGTTATCTACTGCGAACTTTCTGTAGTAGACATTTGAATGAGGTGCAACTAATCCTTTAGATTGGATTGCAGCAGCTCCACCAGCAAATGGATTACTTACCATACCATATCTAGTTTTGAAACCGATTTTTGGCTGGAAAGTCTCTTGAGCAACAGCTCTGACCATTTGTAGAGGTACATAAGGACAATAGAACATACCAGCGTCCATATTGTTTGTACCTTTATATCCAACAACGATGTAGTCACCTGATGTTGCATAAGGGTCAATATAAACTCTTGTTCTACCATTTAGTGTACCTGCGAATACACCTGATGTAACATCTACATCTAGGTTATCCTGTAGACCTGATGAGTAGTCTAATAGACCAGCCATCGTTAAGCCTGAAGCAACGTTAGCAGAACATAACATAAAGTTACCTTTACCTCTTCTAGTTTCGAATGCAATGTTATTGCTTTCTTTTTCTATCTGAAGCATAAGACCTTTTTGTCTTTCTACTGACCATCTACCTTGACCATCAGCAATAAGATCAAATCTTCCTGCTGTTGTTAGGCCTGTAGCACCTCTTTTAGCTTGAGAAATAATAGTGTATACTACTTCTCTATTGATCTCAGCTAAGATTTCTGTAGACAGAATATTTGATAATTCTGCTTCAGCATCTAGACCGTGAACAGCTCTAAGATCTTGGACTAACTCCATAGTGTATTCACTTTTAAGAGCACGTGTCTTTGCTTCGACAGCTGTTCTCTCAATTGTGAATGACATTTCTCTGAAGTTATCACCTTCACCTTCTCTAGTAGTCATACCATATGAAGAAGTACCTTCTGCACTGATTTTAGCAGCACCACCAGCTAGTGCTGGGTTAGCGCCTGTATTAGTACCGAATGGGTTATTCACAGGTGTTACTGAGTTATCAGTATACGCATCTGACTCTGCAGATGTTGAACCACTGTTAGAAGCTCTTGAAGGATCAAATGGGTTACCTGAAGTAGACTCATTTGCACCATCAGCATGAGTGCCTGGAGCACCAGTATTGAAGGCTGTACCAGAAAAGTTCGGGAACACTTCGTTGTAGAAAGCCTCTAAGCCCTCTTCACCAAGTCCATCGACTTCATTTCTGTTATTATATCTTGCACGTAGTGCGAAGATTAAACCTGTTGGCGCTGACATAGCTTGCACACCACAAAGATCGAAAGCCATCATTTGAGGCATCGCTCTTCTTACTAGTGATATGATAATTGGGTCGTAACCTGCACGACCAGTTGCATTAATAGTGGCGTTGTCTCCGGCTCCGGAAAACGCTCCACCAAAGGCTGCACCAGATACACTTGATTCCTGAATTTGAGACTCTTCTTGCAATGCTTTCTCTGTGTTCTCTAGAACTTGAGCTACAACTGCTTTCTTTTCTCTTTCTTTAATTTCAGGCAAATCATCGTGGTTAATTACTGGGGCCCATTTTTCAGTGAGAACATCAAAGGACATTACTCTATCTCCCTATTAAAAACGTTGATATAATTTTTCTTAATCATTATTAATTTTTCTTATTTACTTATAGTTTTTGATAAGAACTGCGCGTATGCACTTACTGTAGAGTCGTTATGATCTTCTGTAATTACTTCGTCAGTACCAATCACTTCTTCACTCAATGAGGTTAGAAGCTTTGAGTTTTCTTCGCTTTGATTAAAGTAAGCCTCTTTGAGGTCACTTAACTTGGCTTGGAACTCTTCAGTATCTTTAGCATCTACTGACTCAGCTAATTTTTCTAATCTAATTTTCTGTGTCTGTGTTAGCTCTGATGATACCTCTTCTACAATAGAAGCCTTTTTATATTCAAGGACTTCTTTTTGTAAATTTTCTGCTAGAGTCTGAGACTCTTCTACTTGTTCTTTAAATGAATCTATTTGTTCAGTTAACTCATCAACTACTGAGATATCATCTTCAGGGATATCGATATAGTTTTCTGCAAATAGTTTTCTCATTCCTGAGATAAAGTTTTCAGCTACTTCAGTTCTAAGAGAGTACTTAATTTCTAATGCATTCTCTTCTAACCATTCTTTAACTGCATAATCAACATACTCGTTAATCTTATCGCTAATAGCTGTTTTCTCTTCATTAAGTTTCTCTTCATAGTCAGCTTGAATCTTTTCAACTACTAGATCTACTTTTTCATTTACAGCTGTTTCAAATACTACAGCAGCTTTACGTTTAAAATCTTCATCTAATTCTGCTTCTAAATCAGTTTCAGTTTCTTCTGCTGCCATTTTATTAACAATTGGATCACTTGCTTGATCATGAGGACCTTTATTAGCATCTGCTTTTACTGAAGCTTTTGCCATCTTTGTTGGACCTGCAGGGTTAGCAGTAGTTGGTGTGTCATGAGGGTCGTTTGCTTGATTATGTGGACCAGCGCCTACATCACCACCTTTTGTTTCTGCTTCACCTTTAGCTGATTTTTTATCTTGATCAGGTAAATCTTTTATATTAGCATCAGTCTGAATAGTAGTATCTTGACCTTTAGCATCACCAACTTTTTGCATTGGCTCACCTGCTGGTAGAGCTTCATCAACAGTTTTAACGTCTGCATCATGACCTTCATTATTAACTTTTACGAGTTTCTTAACATGACCCATAAACTTTTTATCTTTTAATGCAGGGCTACCTTTACTTACAGTAACAGCATGTGGCATATCATCACCCATAGCTGTATGGAATTTTACACCAGCGTGCTTGGTTTTTTGATGATGGGCATGAGCATTATCTACGTGGTGAGAAATATCTTTAACATTGTCATCGCCACTATAAGTATTATCAGCATATGTTCCATGATCTTCTGTAATAGCTTCATCTTCGATAGGATGCTCGATAACGTTACCGTCTTCATCTTTTTCGTGATGCTCTTCTTCTACAGCTTCTTCTTCGTCTGTTGCAGCATCGTATTCAGCTTCTGACTCTTCGATTGATTCAGCTAATTGAGCTAACTCATCAGCGAAGATACTTTCTTCTTCTTCAGTTAGTTCTTTCATTAACTCATACCAGTTTTCTTCTTCTAAGTTTTTAAGCTCATTCCAATCCCAGTTGGCAGTACCTTCTTCGATTGTGATTTCACCAGCATGAAGAACATACATAGCATCTTCATAAGTTACTTCTTCTTTTTTCATTGCTTTATTGATAGCGTTTCTTCTCTTCTTTAGATAATCATCTGACTCATCTTCGTCGCCATCGTTATCTACATCACCATCTTCTTGACCAACCGGATCCATCTTAGCTTTTTCATCAACAGTTTCAGCTTCTTCTTCTGATTCTGTCTCTTCGCTCATTCCTGGATCGTCACTTTGGTTATGAGGTCCTTTGTTAGCTTCTGCTTCTGCAGATGCTTGAGAAGGTTTAGCGCTTATACCATCTATTGAATTAGTATCGCCTGCGTTATCGGTAGACTGATCATGTGGACCTTTATCAGCCTCGACCGTTGCAGATGCATCACTAGCAATCTTCCCTTTATTCATATCACCTTCATCACCAGCATTTTCACCTGCTTGGTTATGGGGTCCTTTGTTAGCTGCTACTTCAGGAGACTGTTTACCGCTTCCTGGTTTAATTGTAGCCATATCAGCTGTCTTACCATCGCTAGTTAAATTCTTAGCGTTGTCGGCATTTTGATCAGCTTCTGCTATGTTATCTTCTTTCATAGGCTTTTTTTCCTGAGGGTTGGTAATCATATCCTTTTTGGTCATATGCTCACCACTCTTAGGTGCCTTCTCTTCAAGAAGATCTTCTATTACGTTTATCAAATCTTTAGACATGGGGTCCACTCCTTGTTGTCCTTTTATTTATTAATTAAAGATCTCTTAAGAACTTGTTAAACATATTAAGCTTAACTTCGTTTAATTCAGATTTCTTTGCTAGCATTAATTTTTTTCGCTCTATATCAAGATCTACTCTAGAGAATACCCCTGACTCATATATCCATTCAGCTTGTTCATAAACACCTTCAACGAATGAAGATTGAGCTGAAGGATCAAATACGATATCGGCTGCAGTTGTTAGTACAAAATCACTCTGTACTTCATTATGTCCCATTCTAGTTGGCTTAAGAGAACCTAAACCTCTAGAACTAACACCTACAGTCACTCCATCATCTAATAAATTTTCTACTATCTTACCCATAGGTGTAGATAATACCTTTGCTTTTCCTTTATAATATATTCCATCTTGTTCTAAAGACTCAGTAAGAATAGCTGCTCTCTCTGGATTCACAACAGGTTCAGCTGGATGGTTTAATTCACCTAGCGCTCTTTTTTTATCAATGTACTCTTCTTTGTACTTTGATACTGCTCCGTCCATTACTGATTGAGGGTATATTCTACCGTTTCTATTTTCTTTTTCAGCTTGTAAGAAAGGCCCTGAAATGTATAGTTTTTTATCAATACCTTTACCTTCAGATAATACTTTCACGTTTTCAAATAATGTTGGTTCTGCTATAAGTTTCATTGTTCTATCCTATCTTAATTGGCTACTATAAAGCCTCTTAATTCAATTATTGCATTAGGATTTGTACCAGCTACAGTAAGAGATCCACCTCCTGCTGATCCAGTAAAAGGTAAACCTCCAAATTGAGATAGTAACCAGTTACCAGTTTCGAATACTTTACCGTCTAATGTAACATCATTAGGTCCCATATTAATAACTGTCTCGATTCTATTAGGTTGGAATCTTTTAGTTTCACCAGTTTCTAATGTAAACAATAATGCATCTGAATCGAATGCTGAAGCAGAATCAATATGCAATGTTACCCTTGCAGAGTTTTGATCTCTTGCTGTAATTCTTTTTGCTATTATAGTGTTAGCCATTTATATCTCCTAGTTTGATAAAGAAGCTAGTGATCTTGTACGACCTTTAATTCTTTTCTTTGTTATTTTAGCAATACGAGCTGCTTTCTTTTTCTTAGCAGCACCCATAGCTTTTTTAGCTCTTTTAAGTTTAATTCCTAATCTTTTCATTTTAGCTTTTTGAGTACCGGTTTGAGGTAAGCATCTTCTACCTGCTAATCTCATACCTGGCATACACTTTTTCTTCTTAGTAATTGTGCCTTTAGATCTTTTAAAGATTACTCTAGCCATTTTTTCGTCAATTACAACTGTACCGTCTTCTTGCATTACCTCTACATCATGAACTTCATAATCTTCTGCAAATAAAGCATCTTTAATTTTAAGATAATTTTCTATAGCATCATCATAGTAAGTTCTGTCTTCGATAGCAAATTCTAAATCATACTCTTCCCCATCTTCCATAGGAACGAAGTCTAAATAAGTTTTAGGACATTGACACTCATTATCTGCTTCATGAGGATGACAACCACAGTCATCATCATCTTCTTCATGTAAGTTAAGAGCAGCTTCTGCTTCGTCAAAGTCGTCAATGTCACCTTCTACTATTTCTTCGTAGTCTAAGATAACAACTTCTTCTTTAAACTCTTCAATTTGCTCAGGTGTAAAAATAGTCTCTTCTATTTCTACTCCTTGTCTTATCGAATCTAAGACGAGTTGTTTTTTCTCTTCGTAGATTCTACTCTTTAGGTTCTTCAGATTCATTTTTACCATCTTCTATAAATTTAGAGGCCAACTCCTGCTTCATTTGCTGGAGATGTCCAATTACCTTAGTATCTATATGAGCTTTTACATCTTTAATAAATGTATCTTGATCACCCATATTCGTTGTAAAATCAAATTTATTTTCCATAATATTTATTAACCCCACATTATAGAGTCTAGCTCTAATTGGTTATTGTTTCTAAGTTCTTCTCTAAGAGAAGTTTCTTCTTCGCGTCCTTCGTTATACAACGTTTGGCCATCTAATTGAACACCACCTGGTAGTTCAGTATTTTGATATTTCTTAAGATTAGCGCCCCATTGCATTTTAGCTAAAGCAACAGCGTATGTTTTTAACCAACTATCTTGATATACTTGTCCGTATATTTCAGGGTCAGTTACAACATAACATTCAGCTAACATATAATGAGTCTTCTTACCACCATTAGCAGCAGTCTTCAATCTATTCATATCTGTATCGAAATACAATCTATTTTTATGTTTATTAAATCTTATAGCAGGAGATGTATTCAATAAGAACTCTATATGTTCTACAAAAGTCTTTTGAATATAATAAGAAGTTAATCCTCCTGCTCCCATACCACCATAAAAGAAATCAAAATTATTTAAAAAGTATTGGTACTCGTAATTATACATTCCCGCTTGACTAAAAGAGTCTACTTTAGCTATTCTAGTAACCGAAATTATATCATTAGGTACTTTAACTCCTATTTGACCAGCACTAGTAAGAATTATATTTTGATCTTCTAGTACTTGCTCTTCTAAAGTGAAGTATCTTCTAAATCCATCATGCGCAGAATCTGAATCAGTCTTTATATAAACTCTTTGACCTGTAACGTTATTCAGTTTTTTCATTACTCTAGAACCTAATCTATAGGTACTATATTTGTCAGAGTCAAAATCTTCTGCTCCTAAGTCTTGGTGTCTTCTATTATTTCTATTAATAAAGTTACTATCAATCTTTATAACTCTATAAGTTCTTTCAGCGCCATCGTAATGGTACTCTTGATACAGCTGAACAGCATCATCAATACAATCTTCTAATTGTACATCAGCAATCTCTACGTTAATGACAGGTGCACCCAGTCTACGTAAAATATAATCTGCTAGTTCTTGTTTACTGTTCGGTAACGGCATCAGAGTCCTCTATAGCTTCTATATTTATGTCTAAATCAGAACTATCTTCTGTAAGTTTAAGCTTTGGAGATCGCTTATATTCATCGTACATATTGACATAATCATTATTAGCTACATCATTAGGAGCATCTATATCTGTAATTTGCTCTTTCTCCATCTCATCCATAATCTGCTGATCAATTCTAGCAATGTCTTCTTCTGTTTGACCTAGAACTTCTTTTCTAATATATTCAATAGAGAAGTACTTACCAACATACTCTGAAGCATCTCTCAATACATTTAATTGATCACCTAGTATTTCTATTCTTTTTAAATTTTCAAAGTGTGTATCAGAAATATAATCATAAGTAATATACTGTCTCATCTCTTCGAACTCACCTGTAGTACAAACACCCTTTAGTACTAACTGAACTCTTAACACTTCGTTAAATAATTCTGCAAACTGTTTTCTTATTCTATGAATAAACTTAGTAAACTTTAATTCATCTCTACTAATATCTGAAGCTCTTCCTAACTGAAAATTATTATCTTGATTAATTCTACTAATAGGAACGTTTAATGCTTGATACAATTTACCTTTAAAATATTCTACATCACCTAAGTCACCTAAATTAGCTCCACCAGGTAGAGTTGTAATTTCAGTTCCTTTAGATCCGTCTCTTCTAGGTAACCAAAAGTCTTCTAACATAGACATAAACTTACGACTATCTCTAACTAAACCTGTAGATGGATCATAGTCAATTTTATTTCTATATCTATTCATCATATCTTTAATGTATTGTTCAGCTTTAATTTTAGGTAACTGACCTACATCAACATAAAATATTCTTCTTTCAGGAGCTCTAGCTATTCTATAAACAATAAGAGCATCTTCCATAGATCTTAGATTGTTAAAAGGCTTAATAGCTTTATCTAAGTAACCTATGATCATTCCTCTATTTCTATCTACTAAACCAGAAGAACAAAATACTACTGAGTCTTTAGATAATTTAGCTGAAGCTTGTAAATTTTTATCAGGAGCAAACTCAAACCATTCTTTTACTTCTGTAAGAATTGGTACACCAGTCGACTTATCTTTTTCATAGTTAGGTTTAACTACTCTTTTTATTTTCAAAGCATCTATAGCTCTTAATTCTCTAATACCTTCTTTAGGTTGTTTTTTATCAATAATGACTTGAAAGTATAACCTACCATCTACATACCATTGTCTAAAATGATCGTATGATTTTTTTTGAAATTTTAATAAATGAAGAACGTTTTTAAATTCATCTCTAATATTCTTTTTAATTCTATCATCGATATTAAGAGTATCTAATCTAATTGATACAGGAGCTCTCTCATGCTCAACTACAAATGCTTCGTTAACGATATCATCTATAGCGGCATCAGCTTCTGGAAAAAAGCTGATGTCTCTATATTGTTTAATTAGTTGATGTTCGTTACGATACTTTGCGTCTTGTTCATAAGTGTAGCCGATTCTTCCGCCGACAGGCAACTCAGTACCGTCATCCATTTCCATGGGTATTGGACTTGGTTGCTTTTTTTCTTTCTCTGGAGTTACTAATTCAAATCCAAAGAGATCTATTCTTTTGTCTGCCATTCTGCTTCCTCATAATATACTAGTCTAATAATACTGTTATAGTCGATTATCCGACATTGTCTGTAGTATTACTAGTCCAGTATTGATATGCTATAGTTGCGCTGAACTCTTCGATAGTGTCTGTTGCATCGAAAGACATATCGATTGGGTCAACTTGAACTGGGAAACAGCCTCTAAAAGTGTAAGTCTTTTGAACGTCGTTATTTTTATCTAACTGCTCAACTCTCCAATCTTGAATGTACGCCTGAACGTTAGTACCTAATTCTGTTGTACCATTTACATGTTGATTGATTTGATTCATCCAAGACTCAAATGCATTACGAATAGCAAAGTTATTGTCATTCATAATAGTAATTGTCCAGTCTTCGAAGATTCTATCTCCAGCAACTTTTAATTGTCTACCTCTAAACGGTACAGGTATTTCACCAATCGTTGATGGAGGTAATTGAGCACCTTTGATAAGAAAAGAACCTAACTGTACTAGACCAAGACCAGTATTATCTGTATTAGTGACTGTTCCAGGAAAACCTGGAAACACTCTAAAATAATTTGGTCTTGCTCCACCACCTATAAGGGCTGCTTTAAAGTCATCTATTCTTAAAGTCATGTTACGCTCCTGCTACTTCTTCAAAACTAACGCCGGTTCTAACTGCGACGAAGTTAAGAGTTATAAAGTTAATTGAACGATTAGGTTTGATATAGATGTCAGCTACGAATCTATTACCATCAATAACCGCCGGTGTATTATTTGAAGTATCACAAACTACTTTAAAGTCTTGGCATCCTCTTCTTGCTTTTATATCTTGTAAGAAAGGCTCTACTGCTGCTACAAAATTAGCTCTTGTAAAGTCGTCGTTGAATTCAAAGAGTTGAAACTTGGCTGCAGTTGCAATTGCTTTTTCTAATACAATGAATAATCTTCTTACATTAATACGATCAAAAGCTGAAGGTTTACTTAGTGCAGTTTTATCACCAAATAGTAATGTACCTTGACCTCTTTGAGTAACCATAGGGTTGACTCTTTCTCTATACAGAACATCTCTGTCTGCTTGTTGAGGATTGAAAGATAATTTAACTACATTGGATACAAAACCTCTATTGAAACCTGCTGGTGACCACCAAGCATCATTAGTGAATTCTGACCTTGCGGTAATACCTGCTGTATCACCTGCCATCGCTGACCAGAAAAATTGATCATTATATCTATCATACATTCTCTTCCAAGCAGAATCGAACATTGCATACGATGTAGAGTTAAAGTCAGAAAAATAAGTAGTAACTTTAGCTGCAGTTGGATTAACTACTGCTGCATCATAAGATGGTGAGCAAAATACTACACAATCTTTTCTTACATTTGCAATATTATCTATTGCATACTTTTGTACTACTTTTTGTTTTGTCGCGTTTGAAGAACCGCTACCGAAACTATTACCTAAAATTAATGAGATATCAATTTCTTCCGGATCTTTAAACTTATCAAGACCTGCTGTATAATCACCTGCATCAACATCATCTCCAG